ACGAGGATTGGTACCCTCGAGACGGATCTGGGGTCGAATGTGACGAGGATTGGTACCCTCGAGACGGATCTGGGGTCGAATGTGACGAGGATTGGTACCCTCGAGACGGATCTGGGGTCGAATGTCACGAGGATCACCAACTTGGAATCCTCTGATATGACCATCGGGGGTGAGAAGACCTTCAGTTCGAATCTCACGGTCGGTGGTGACGTCACCGTGACGGACACGACATCCGGTTCCGCCGCGGGACCAGAATTTTCACTGTACCGAAACCAAACCGGTACAAATGGTGACTACTTGGGTCAGCTACGTTTCGATGGTAAACACGATGGTGGAAACAACCAATTGTTTGGTAAAATCACGGGTAAAATTAAAACCGCAACGTCTGGAAACGAGCGTGGTATCATAGAGACCACGCTCGTTACCGATGGGACGCAACGCATAAGCGTTCGTCACAGTGGAGACTTGTTTCACATTAAAAATGGAACGGATCTCCAAGTCGGGGAAACCGCGAACCTTTACGTGGACACGGCGACGAGTCGGGTCGGTGTGAACACGTCGAGTCCGGCCTACACACTCGACGTCCATGGGACTGCGGCCATCGTCTCGGAACAACCACCGAGCGCCCTGACGGCGTCCGGTGTGAACAACATCGATAAGCACGGCAATTTCAGGGTATCGTCCTCAAGTGATGTCAACGCCACATACGCTAACTGGAAGGCGTTTAGTAAGACGACGGCCGCGGGTACGGACACGTGGGCGTCTGGCACAAGCGTCTACGGTGGGACCGACAACGCGCACAACGGCACTGCGTCGATCAATTCCATCTCCGGTGAATGGTTGCGTCTCGATCTGCCTTACGCGACGACGCTTCGCTATTTCACCATGACGCCGACGAACGATGTATCGAACACCCCTGACGCGGGCGTTGCCCAATTCCCTAAGGATTTTCAACTTCTGGGGAGCAGCGACGACGGTGCGAGTTGGACCTCGCTCAAGAGTGTCACCGGCCAAACCGCATCGAGTGTCACCAACACGAAAACGATTCACGTCAACGCGGCCGCGCGGTACAGGTCGTACGCGGTGGTGGTCACGAAAACAGCGAACAACTCGCTCACGTCCATCGGCGAACTCAAACTGTTCGCCGAATCGTTCAGTGTGAACGAGGGTGTCGTCGAACTTCGAGGCATGGAATCAGGATTCATGGAGCATCCCTTGACACCGTTTACCGGAAGCACCGCGTATAGTTCGGTCGTGGGTAGCGACGGGGTATTCGAACCAACGTCGCATTTCGTCGAAGGACATGGGACGTACGAGGCGTCGGCGTCGACCAGTTATAACGCGGGTGGACAGGCTCAGCGTCCGGCGTGGCATCTCTTCGACCGGTCATCTTCGACGTACTACCAAAATTCTGCAGGGACAGGTTTTGAGACATACGCCACGTCTTCTCCATACGCGTACAACGGTTCGCGGAACACGACGACGGTCGACGTCGGTGGAGACAGACACGTCGGTGTGTGGGTACAGTTGAAGGTACCGCGCGCATTCGCACTCGCACACACGAAATTCACGAATACCAGCAACATGACCGATCGCGCCCCGAACGCCGGTGTGTTGTTGGGTTCGAACGACGGGGTCGCGTGGTATAAGCTGACCGAATTCAGTTCCCTCACGTATTCATCGAACGAGGCGAGTGTCACCGTGAACGCCACGACGCCGTACCAATATTTTAGAATGGTCGTCACAAATACAGTGGGAGCGAGCAGTGTGAATTTCACAGGGTGGCGCCTCTTCGCCGAAAAGCCGGTGACCAAGTTGGAAAACGTACACATCAGCGGCGATCTGTCGTCCGAAACGCTCCAAACGGGGTACATCAAATGGCCGCGGAAATCGCTGAAGGCGAACGAATCTGAGGGGTACGTGGCGAGTGCGAGCAGTACGTATAGTAGTACGTCGTATTTAGCACATTACGCGTTCGACGACACTGCGACAATTGACGCGACGTCCCACGCGTGGCTCACGGCTGCTAATACGTTCGATACCACCACCGGCGCGGTTGATTCGACGTATGCCGCAACCTTCGACGGACTCGACTGTCACTGGATTCAGTTACAAAGTCCACAGGCGTTCGCCGTGTCCCACTTCGATTTCGACCGGAGAGAAAGCGAGTCGTATTCAACCATTATCCCACAAGAAACGCCAAAGGAGGGGTACTTGTACGCCTCGAACGACAGTGTCCACTGGACTCGAATCCATTCGTTCAGTGACCTTCCGAAACTGGGACCCCAGGATTGGCACCGCATCGACGTCAAGAATTCGACGCCGTACACGCACTACAGACTCGTCGTCACGAAAATTCACCCGGGTAACTTAGCTGGTTACTGTGGCATATCGAATCTTCGCTTCTTCGAAGCCGCCACGGGTGTGGGCGCGCCGCCGACGTCGGCGAAGTTGCAGGTCCACGGGAGTCTGGGAATGGCGAAAGGTTCGTCGCTCTTCGCGGGAGACAGCGTGGTCGCGGATTTTCCGAAACACGACAGGCCGTTAGTTAAGTATCCTGAGGTGAAGATGACGGCGGCGAGCATGGCGGGATACACGTCGAGTGCGAGTGGTACACCTAATCCCAACCACGCGCCTTATGACGCTTTTAATAATGTTGGCGGGAACACCAACGATAGTTGGCATAGTGAAACTTCGTATGCGACATCGGGGTCTAGAGAATCTACAACATCAACATTGTCAACGTGGACGGGTGGCGGAGGTGGTCATAACGGTGCATGGTTGAAAATTCAATTGCCAAACAAAATAGTTCTGAAACGTATAATTTTAAAACATAGAACCGCTGTCGGAGGAAAGCAACACCCAAGATTGTTCAGTGTAGTAGGTTCAAATGATGATTCGCGCTGGTATCTTGTACATGAAGAAACGAGCAGAACATCAGCCCCAAATCCAGATCCCCACACCATGTTAGGACCCTACGCGAGTACGGCCTGGAAATATTTTGCCGTCGTCATCAGAACTGGTGCAACAAATAACAACTATAATCATGTAGCGATTGGTGACTGGGAACTCTATGGCACCGAAGAAGGCGACGAATCGGTCGATGTCGTGCACAGAAGCGTCCCGAATAAACCGGGGACGCAACAACTGAGTGTGTGGATCGACCCGGGGAACAAGGACTCGTATTCTCTCGGCGATAATTCTAAAACATACGACCTCGTCGACGGTCGCGCGGGCAATCTGTATGGAAATAAAGTGTTTGACCCCGAGTTCAATTCGTTTTACCTGGACGCTTCGGGCGACGACATCGATGGAACAATCACGACGACGACGGGCGCGTGGGTCCACTCCATCTCGTGTTGGGTGAAGAACGACACGGTGAATTACGCGAGCGGTGAATTATTCGCATTAGGTACGGCTAATGGCTCACAGATGGTTGGGCTCCGTTTCAATGGGACTGATGTTATGAGGTATTATTTTTACAGCAATGACGTCATCTTCCATGTGAAAAACAACTCCGATCGTTGGCTCCACGTTGTCGCGACTTATGACGGGGGGAGCTCAGCTCAAGCGAATGAGGTAGTCGGCGTGAATCGAAAGCTGTACGTGAACGGTGAAGAGTGTCTCGTCCAAGCGACCACTAGCGTCGGAGCACTGAATCTCCAAGCGTCATCTCACACCTACTATGTGGGTCGGGCGATATGGAGTGGCGCGCAGCAAAAGCTGAAGGGTTACTACGGCGGTCTTCGCGTGTATAATAAGGTGCTCTCGCGCGAACAAGTTTTGGAGTTGTTTGATGAAGGCGCGGAGCGGTTCGGTCTTCGCGAAGATCTGGTGAGTGTACACAAAGGCAACTTGGGCATAGGTTTGCGCGATCCGGAGCAGCGTTTGGTGGTCGCCGGATCTTTACAAGAATTTCCACCCGGGGCCATGACTAGCGAATACACACATTTCACCGGTCATGGTATTTTTAGGGCGACTGCTTCGAGTGTGTACCAAGGCAATTCGGTTTTCGCGGCTTACACGGCTTTCGATAACACCACGAGTGGTTTTTGGCATTCCGCCGTGTCGTATTCATCCGCATCTGGTTACAATCCTCACACGGGCTCTCAAAAAATAACAGCGGGCGACGGCACTGAATACTCGGGTGAATACATCCAATTAAGCATGCCATATCAGATACATTTGAAGAGAATTGCAGTGAGTCCTCGAATCACCAACTATAATCGAGGTCCACACACGGCGACGCTGTTAGCTCGTCGAAATAGCGGTGACGATTGGGTGGTAGTGGCATCGTGGGGTGGTTTGGTTTGGACGACCACGGAGGCGTCGAACGGCGTCATGAAATATATCGAAGTGAACAGCGAACAGTCGTATTCAGAATTCGTCATGGTCGTTCATGTTTCCAACGATTCCGTGAACCTTAGTCAAATTACGTTCTTCGGTGTGCCTCAAATGAACGTCACCGACGGGCGCCAACTCAACGTCGGCCAAGTCATGACCGGTTCCATTTATGCACCCGGCCATCCCGTACAGTATGTGGGCGAGAATGTAAACGATATAGTCAGTTATGGCTCAACTTCAGGTGGTCGCTATGTGACACCACTTGATGTAACTATTACACCCAAGTTTTCTAATTCCAAGATTTTTGTACAATGGGTAATCAATTTTGAAGCACATCAGGATATGGTTTTTAGAGTTTACAGGGGGTCAACCTTAATTGGATATAATACAAGTATCGCTAATAACAGATGGAACGGTGTTTCGACCCCAGATTTTGACCAAAATAACGACTCTACCCCGGGACAATCTACAATCAGTTGGATAGATAGTCCAAATACCACGTCAGCGGTGACATATCGCGTGTATGCGCAATCGTCGGACACCAGGTAGCAAACCATTTTACCTGAATAGAACATACGGTAGTAGCGACACGGGACAAAACTCCTATGAAAGAATGGTATCCTACAAAAGTGCAATGGAAATTGCTGTATAAATTATATTTACTCATAACAAATGGATTTCGCGCAAGCTTTAACACGTTTATATCCAGAGAATAACTGGGAACTTCACGGTGAAAATTATGAAGGGTTGAAGTGGTTAGATGAGAACGTACCCAAACCATCCGAAGAAGAACTTACAGTAGAATGCGAAAGAATAAATAACGAAAGACCTTTGAAAGTTTTACGTAAAGAGAGAGACTCCATACTCTCAAAAACAGATAAATACACAATTCCTGATTGGCCTCACCCCACCGAGGTGATCAAACAAGCCTGGCTCGACTACCGCCAAGCCCTTCGGGACCTCCCCGCCAATGCAACGGACCCCGAAAATCCAGTTTGGCCCGAAGCCCCATAAATATATTGTCTTTCCCCGCCTTCATTCACATTTAATAATTCTCTCCCGATATATTAAATGTCCATAGGAACACCAGTGGGTACCTTAGATATTAAGAATGCCACGTTGCGGGTTGGCAGATTGGAGGTTTCAAACATTCAGGGTATCGACACTGCCCTCAATTTCACGAGAGCCAACAGTGTGCTGATTTATGATGACCAGGCGTCGACCACGACATTCACCGGTACCACGAGTTCAGCGGGAGTTCGTGACACCGTGAATGGTTACCTCGATGTCGCCGATGGCTACGTATATTGGGGTCAAAAACTCCCCAATTCGTGGGTGATGGATTTCGAGATGGACATTCGGTCGGGAACCAACGCTGGGTCACTCTACGCCAACGTGTTTAGTACCACAAACACGGGTGGGGATGGGTACTCGTTCACATTTAACGACAGTAACGACAAGATTACCCTCAAATACGACGGGACGACGCTCACAGAATCCACCGTCTCGGGACTCTTCACGGCATCCGAGAGTTGGCAAAAGGTCGTCATCAATTACGAACGGGGACTCATCGCCATCAGTGTGGGTGGGTCGCGCAAATTTTATTACAAGGACATCGAGCGCGAGACGCCGTACACGACGGGTGAGTACATCAGTTTCTCTTCAGCGTCCACGGACGGGCGTAAGATTCGGGATCTTCGCATCGTCAACGGTGAAAAGTGGGTCTACGCGGGGGAGTCCAACGTCGTGTACACCCAAGGGAGTGTGGGTGTGGGTGTCACCGATCCAACGACAGCCCTCGATGTGAGTGGTACCGTGAAAGCGACGGCATTGGAGGGTGACGGGAGCGCCATCACAAACATCAGTTCCGCGAACGTGGGGGATTTCGCGTCGAACGTGACCCGCATTGAGACCCTCGAGACGGATCTGGGGTCGAATGCCACGCGAGTCTCAACCCTCGAGACGGATTTGGGGTCGAATGTGACGAGGATTGGTACCCTCGAGACTGGAAATATGACAATTTCGGGACAAAAAACCTTTAGCGGAGACGTCATCTTCGAATCGAATGTTCACATGCAAGGTGATGTATTCGTCGCCAATACGGTGAATATGACCGTGTCCGACCCAATCATTGAATTGGGATCAAACAATCTCAACACGGGAGACTTGGGAATCATCATGACTCGCCACGGTGCCACGAATTCGAACATCGCCATCGTATTCGACGAGAGTGCGGATGTTTTACGAATGGGATACACTTTGGGTGGCGCCAGTGATGCGGATATCACATTGGATTCCAACGTGTTGGCGGTGAATGTACAGGGGGCATTGACCGCAGCGAGTGTGAGTGGTGACGGGTCGGGACTCTCGTCTATCCAATCCTCAAACGTGAGCGACTTTGCCTCTAATGTAGGGCGGATTGCGACCCTCGAGACGGATCTCACCTCCAATGTAGGACGCATTGGGACCCTCGACACGGATCTCACCTCCAATGTCACGAGGATCACCAACTTGGAATCTTCCGACATGACCATCGGGGGTGAAAAGACCTTCAGTTCCAATCTCCAGGTTGGGACCGCAAACCTCTTCGTGGATACGACGACATCAAATGTTGGTGTAGGCACAAACACACCCGCCTATACCCTCGACGTTGTGGGCGACATCAACCTTTCAGGTGACTTTTACCAAGGTGGTTCTATCTTTGTGAGTTCTTTGTGGACATCTGGAAATGGTTCCCTGTACTACGATGCGAGTAATGTGGGCATAGGGACGAATACGGCGAACTACGAACTCGATGTCGTGGGAAATGTCAACGCCACAACACTCCTCGCGAACACGGCGCAAATACACAGTAACCTAACGGTTGGATCCAATGTGACAATCGACGACACGGCATCTAATGTGATTTCGGTGGATGGTAACATCAAAGCGGATACATTCAACGTGGGTGATTTCGTCGTGGTCGCCGCGCACGGCCTCGACCACGTGACGAACGAAAACAATTCGACCGGGGACACGATCATTTCTACGAACGGAACGACGGGTCTCCAAACGACCGCGAACGTTGTCGTCGGGCGGGACGCGTTGGTGTCCGGAAACGTCGGCATCGGGACGGCGAGTTCAGCCTTCAAACTCGACGTCCACGGGACCGCGAACGTCGGCACACTCTATTCAACACTCACGTACTCCAACACCTCGGCGAACATCGTGGCGTGGAACAGTTCGACGAACGAAATCATTGATTCGGGTCTCGAGAAGGGATTCACGGAACATCCGGTGGAAGCCATGGCCTCACCAATACACCACGCAGAGGGACACGGGACCTACGAGGCCGACGCGAGCGACAAGACATATTGGTTTCACTCAACATACGGGTCACCTTTTGATAAGATAGTTGGTGAAAACATGTGGGAAACTGGTGTTAAATGGACATCTTCAAATGTGTACGACAATAGCAACTGGACTACCGATGTCGGTGGTACGAGGCACTACGGTGAATGGCTTCAGTTGAAACTTCCATATGCCATAACACTCGCATACTCAGAAGTATATCCAAGAATTAATCTGTCACCCCGTGGTCCTGGTGCGGGTGTCATTTTGGGTTCGAACGATGGTGACAACTGGTACAAGTTGACTGAGTTCAGTGGAAAGACGTACACTAACGGAGTGGCTACGAAAATAGACGTAAATGCAACGACACCCTATCAATATTTCAGATTAAATGTAAATAAACTCGCAGATGCGGCTAACTCACCCGGAGGATATGTATGTAATGTAAGTGAGTGGCGCCTCTTCGCCGAAAAGCCGGTGACCCGCATGGAAAACGTGCACATCTCCGGTCAGCTCTCGAGTGAGACCCTGCAAACGGGGTACATCAAGTGGCCGCGGAAGAGTTTAAAAGCCAATGAGAGTGAGGGGTACGTGGCGAGTGAATCATCATCATTCAATAACAACTTTATCGGATTTCATGCTTTCGAGGATAAGAGCGAATACACAGATGGTGGAGCACCATCTTGGGCGTCGGGTAGTACATCATTTTCTAGCGGTTCGGCCGCAGTCAGTCGAACCACCGGTTCCGATACATTTAATCACGAATGGCTTCAGATTCAACTCCCGCAAGCTATTCAATTGTCGTATTTCAACATAATCAGACGTGATACAGATAGTAATAGAGTAAATGAAGCACCGAAGTCTGGTAGAATGTATGGTTCGAATGATGGAGTCACGTGGACCAAGTTGGTGTCATGTAGTGACCTGACATATACCGATTACACACCAACTCGTGTCGATGTGAACAGTACCACTTCATATAAGTACTTCAGATTGGCGGTCACAACCACTACGTACACATCCGGAGCAGTTGCTTATACCGCCATCAACGAACTCCAACTCTTCGAAGCCGCCACGGGTGTGGGTGCCGCCCCCACGAGTGCGAAGTTGCAGGTGGCCGGGTCCCTCGGGATGGCGAAGGGCAGCGAATTCTTCGCCGGGGACGACGTCGTCATGGAATTGCCCAAGCACGATAGGCCATTGACCAAGTATCCGGAGATTGCTATGACAGCGAATGATAATTCGAGTACGAGTGGGTACGTGGCGGACCAAAGTAGTACCAATGGTTATGCGGATGGTCTCGCATATAGATTGTTCGATCATTCTACAACAGGTTACCAATCCGGTGGTTCGCAATATTCCGGCGGAAATTCAACGAGTTCCGCACAAACAACTACAGCGACCGATGGGAGTACACATCAAGGTGTTGCTATTACATTAGATTTAGCGACTAAAATTCGTTTGAGTTATGCAAAAATCACATCACACACCTATTATGGACGAACCCCTGTAGAAGGAACGTTCTTGGGTTCCAATGATAATTCAACTTGGGATGTGATAGGAACCTTTGATGGGTTATCGACGACCGCAGCGGGTCAGACACATATAGTTAATATCGCAGATTACGCAACAAAATCGGCTTATCGGTACATAAGACTTGTTGTAACTAAAATACATACATCAGCTGTACAAAATGGTGGTACTTTACTCGAATTCAGAGAACTCGAATACTACGGCACCGAAGAAGGCGACACGTCCGTCGACGTGGTCCACCGGAGCATCCCGAACAAGCCAGGGCAACAGCACCTCGAGGTGTACTGGGACGCCAACGACAGTGACTCGTACAGTTTCGCCGACTCTTCGAGTGTCTATGACCTCTCCGGCTCGGGGGCGACGGGGACACTCACGAATGGAGTTGGTTTTGACACAGAGTACAACGCGTTCACGTTTGATGGAACATCGCAATATATTGAAAAGGTGTTTAGTGGTTATACACAGGCTAACGAATATTCAGCTTCCGTATGGTTTAAAAGTGATAGTTATACATCAGATTCTTTTATTTTCCAACTGGGCTTAGGAGACCACAGTAACGGTTCTGGGATTGGTATGAACATTGAATCTGAAGGACCGTTGAGAGCCTACATTTATGGATATGGTCTTTCTTCAAATGTTTCATTAAGTGTGGATACTATAGCTACAGGCATATGGTATCACGCAACCGCTACATACTATTCTACTGGTAAAAACGAATTATATGTTAATGGAGTTCTAGTTGGTGAGGGGAACACTCCACAAATTGGAACAATTAGTGCATCGGCACCATTAACTATTGGGACGTATTATGTGAGTAGTGCACGTTTAACACCGACGTTTAATGGTTCCATCGCCAACTTCCGTCTCTTTGGGAAGGCCCTCAACGCCGACCAGGTGCGCGAACTCTACGAGTACGACGCGGAACGCTTTGGACATCGCCAAAATTTGGTGAGTTTGCACAAAGGGAACTTGGGGGTGGGGGTGGCCCACCCGACGTCTCGGTTCGAGGTCGCTGGTACTGAGACCTTACAGGAGTATCCACCGAAGGCGATGACTGGTTATGAGACGTATATGGAGGGGCATGGGGTGTTTAGGGCGAGTCAATCGCAGAAATATACCCCATCTGCGAATTATACCGCATGGAAAGTATTCGATAAAAGTCTCGCGTACGGTGCACATTTCAGTGATTCATATTCATCTACGAACGATTATATATATGATGGAGCAGGGACTCGTTCCGATGGTTTGGGTGGATTCAGTGGGGAATGGGTGATGCTCGAAATGCCTTACGCTATAAATTTGAAATCATTCGCAATCGCACCAGCGTCAGTCACTCGAGCGCCCGAAGATTTCGTCATCTTAGCATCTAATGATGGTACTGTGTGGACTCAATTAATCAATTACACAGGGTTGGGTAGTTCCGATTGGCCATATATGAGTGGTGATTACGTACTTAAAAATTTTACAGTGCCTATTACGAAAGAATATTACAGGTATTTTGCAATCGTTGTCACGAGAACTGAAAGTAATGATTATCTTCAAATCGATGCGATGGAATACTACGGCACCCCCGCCCCCTCCGGTTTGGAGGACGGCCACATGACCCTCGGCAAAGCCCTCACCCTCCCGAGAGTGTCGGGACACCCCGCCGGGGCCGAGACCCCACGGGTAGAGTCCCTGGTCGTTCACTACGACACCACGGTGGATAGTGTGGTCTCGGGGAGTACGGTGGTGGACGTGAGTGGGAATGGCATCAACGGAACTCTGACGGATGGGGCGGCTTACTCGTCGACGGAGCGGGCCCTCACGTTTGATGGGACGGATGATTACGTATTAGCTACACTCAATAATCCATCTGGTGCGTGGGTGCACTCCATCTCATTCTGGTTTAATCTTGAAGCTATTAATGCAGTCTTTTTATACATTGATGACACTAATCCAGCGGGTGGAAGTACCGGTAATACACCCCACATAGTACTTGATGCAGACGGAAATTTGCGCTATGATTTTTGGGGTAATGCTGGTTATGTTCAAAACAATCCAATAGTGTCGAATACATGGACACATTTTACGGGGACTTACGCGGGTGGAGCGACGAACCCAAATTTAAAAATCTATTTAAATGGCACCCCCCAAAGTCTTTCTTACAATTCGGGCACTTCGCCCCTGAATGCATTTGCAAATTCATATCTTATTTTAAAACCCTCACAGGCCTGCTCCATCTCCAACTTCAAACTTTGGACGTCGCCCTCACCGCCGAAGAGGTCGCCATGGAGTACGCCCTCGGACGCACCGGGAAGTCCCTGAATCTCACCGATACGAGCCTGTGTCTCGGGGGGACCGCACCGAGGGCGCAGTTGGATGTGAGAGGTGGGGCGAGGTTTGATGGTCGGGTAGGGATTGGGAATCAACCCGACGATGCCGAGGATGGAAACGCGTATCCCGATACTTTTCCAGCTTCATCAATACACATTCACCAAAAAACGACCGGGGAAAACACTGAAAGTGAAGGAATACGATTTTCTCACCCGTTAAATGTCGGAAGATGGAATTTATTCATAAGTAGCAATAACCATTTTAGAATCGCATATAATGGTTCGAGTAAGGGTTATGTTGATCAGAATGACGCCAACACTCAAATGAACTTCACCGGTCAGCACAGAACGTTCATCAAAGATACTCCTTTCACGCGAGCCGAAGAACTAGAAGGTCTCATCGTGTCAGCGGACAACAACAAATACATCAAAATGAGTGGGGGTATCGAGGCAGGCTCGAATGCCATCACGACGAATGAATCACTTCCGGTGGTCTCTCTCTCCACCAAGGTCAACGACAAAAAGTGTTTCGGTGTCATATCGGCATCAGAAGACCCAGAAACGAGAGAAGATGCATTTGGTAATTTTGTGTCCGTCTCACAAAAAGAACTCGGCGACACACGTGTCTACATCAACTCCGTCGGCGAAGGGGCGATGTGGGTGGTGAACACGGCGGGCGCCCTTGAATCGGGCGACTACATCACGACCTCCAACGTCGCTGGCTATGGTCAGCGACAAGACGACGACATTCTCCACAACTACACGGTGGCCAAAATCACGATGGATTGTGACTTTGCGCCCGTGATCCAGCCGATCCAACGCATCAAGCAATCGAACGTCGTCGAGACACACTACACGGGTTTGGTGCCGGTCGTGAAGGGTGTGCCACACGAATGGGTGACCACGACGGTCACCGCAGATGATGAATGGTCCAATGTTTCCGTTTCGCCCTCGGACGTGACCTACGCCGAGTGGTCCAACTTGGAAGCGAACGTACAAAACACGTACACTTTGACGTACACACAGACGTCCAACGTCGTTTACGACGTCAAGTACACGAAAACGACGACGGCGAACGTCACGGCTCAAGACGCGTGGGATGCGGTACACATCGAACCATCCACGGTCACGTATGCCGAGTACTCGAACCTCGAGGCGAATGTCCAGAATACCTACAGTTTGACGTACACGATGACGACCAAGGTCGAGGCGACGGAAGCGATCTACAGCAATTTGTCTACCGAAGATAAAGAGTTTTTCGTGCCCACGTATTACCAATTGGTCGAACAAACCGTCGATACCGAGTATCCAGGTGCCGTGAAACACGAAACTGTGACGGACAGACTCGTCAACGTTCTCGATGAGCACGGCCAACTCCAATGGGAAGACGACCCCTCCGGTACCACAGAGAAGGCCTACAAAATCCGATACTTGGACACAGACGGTAATATCACAGATGAGGCGAACGCGGTCCACACGGCGGCGTTTGTGGGTGTGACGTACCATTGTGGCTAAATCCCCGAATAACTCATTTTCCCAGTTACTTTTTCCTCCCTCTATATTAGAAAATGCCCATCGGACCAACCTCAGGGTTCTTGGATTTTACCAACGCGACTCCCAGGGCTAACGTGATAATCGCACTTTCTAATGTAGGTGTGGGCACCGATGTCCCGCTACACGCACTCGATATCCGTGGCACGGCGAACGTCGCGGACATTATCATAAACAATGACTTGACCCTCGTAGGGGGTCTCACGACGAACACGCTCACGATCAACAGCGTGTCGATGAGCACCACATCAAATTTCCAACAGGTCACGAATGTCGGGGACGCCGCCACGACCAATACGGTACAGTTCACGAATCCAACGACCGGATTCACGGTGTCTTCGAACGCAGAGGTCGGCGGGGAGTTGAGTGTGAGTGGGAACACCGAGGTCGGCACAGCGAATCTGTTTGTGGATACGACGACGGGGAATGTAGGTGTGGGGACCACGGAACCGACAGAGTCCCTCGATATCGTGGGGAACCTCAATCTTCAGAAGGTGTCCAACACCGCCTCTATCAAATTGAACTCCAACGTCGTCACGGAGTACACGAGGTCCAAGAAATTGATCAAGTATCCAAGGGTGGCGTTGACGAGTACTTCTCAAGATGGGTACGTCATATCATCTTCCACTGCCGATACGAATAGTTCACGGACGCAATACGGTGCATTCGATGGCATTTTTGATAACTCCGCGGGACAGGGTTGGCAGTCATTAACGCGGTATTCAACGAGCACGGGTTTGCCCACGGGTGACGCCGATAACGCAACGTTCACCGTCGCCGGTACCAATTACAAGGGGCAGTGGTTGAAATTACAATTACCCCAAAAAATACGAGTAGAATCGATCGTCATTGCTGCAAATCGCGGCGGTGGTGTAGACGATCGAAGACCCCATGAAGGTGTGTTTTTGGGGAGTAACGACAACACGAACTGGGAGTTGATCAAATTGTTCGACATCGATACCTCCGGCTACGTGGATTTTCAATCTGGAGCAGATTCACGGGCAACCATTAGTGATATCACAAGCACGTCCCATTATGAGTATATCATGTTTGTCATCACAAAAATCGCGACGACGAATCAGTACGGACCGGTGCAGATCAACGAGATAGAATATTACGGCATCCCCGAATACGACCCCGAAGCCCACGGCACGGACGTCATCGCGCGGTCAGTCCCTAACGTGCCGAATACTGATTTTCTAGAGGTGTACTACGATGGTCAAGACTATACGTCCATGCCATCGACCATCACCGATAAGTCCGGGAACGGTGTCACCGGTACACCGAGTGGTGTGTCCTTCGATTCGACGTGGAAAGCGTTCAGTTTTGATGGGAGCGGGGATGTAATCACCAATACTCGTAGTGGATACACTGGTTCAGGAGTATATACGGCATCCACGTGGGTAAATGTTCGCAAAGAAGCAGCCGGGATAACGTTCCCAGCCGTATTTCAATATGGTAATGGGCAATCAAGCACAACCGATACCGCTATTGGACTCGCTTTCCGCCCTGATGGCGCAATAAGACAGTTTATATATGGAAACAGCGACTTGGATGTTTATGGACACAAACAATATAATACATGGACGCACTGCACTGCTATATACATGTTATCGTCGAGTGAAACGAAGATTACGCTTTATATAAATGGAGAAGAGGTGGGCTTCAACTCCACCAGCACCGGGGCTGCGATAGGTGCAACACCACACTTGTGTATAGGTGCACAGGCGAATAACAGTGACTCTCCTCTATCGTCTACATACTTACATGGTTCCGTCGCGAATTTCCGCCTCTTCAACCGAGCGCTCACCGGCGATGAGATTTGGCAGTTATACGCCTACCAGAAAGATTATTTCCAAGTGAGTCCGGACGTGGTCACATTCAAGGGCGGAAGGTTGGGGATCGGTACTTCGGAACCGAGGGCGGTTTTGGACGTGCGTGGCAGTTTCCATGCACCCGGAACGGTCGTTCAAGTCGTAACGAAACCAGTTGTCGGACAATACGCATATTCTGGTAATGCCACGGACGTAGAACTCACCGCCCTCACAACATCATTCACTCCAAAGTTTGGTGATTCATTGGTACTCGTGCAGGTGTACTTGAGTTATGAAGCTGACTATAATGCAGTCATATTCATACGAGCCAATGCAAATGATATACCAACAAACCAAGGTCGAACGTACGGCCAACAAGAAGGCGTCATACCAGTGTCTTTCGATAATAATGTAGGTTCGACACCAAACAGTTCAACTTTTGTGGTGCACCACATCCTGAATGGTGAGACAAGCGTCCAGTATAAAGTATATTATAGGAACAATACCACAACGGGTACAATAAAATTGAACCAAGGCTATTCAGCTGTAGATGAAAAAGGCATGTGTTATATCGTAATCACGGAAATAGCTCAATAAGTTTTCTCGGTGTATATCAATGACGATCGTAGACGCCTTGAAAGATCTGTATCCAAATTGCGCGTGGACATTGGAGAATTTCGATTACGATACATTAAAGTGGTCTGATGAAACCCCGAAGCCTACCCTTGAAGAGTTGACAATCAGAAGCGATCAGCTAGTGGTCGTCCGAAAGTGGAAGGAACTCCGCGAAGAGCGGAACAAACGCATCGCCCAAACGGATTACCTCGCTATCCCAGATTACCCCCACGCCACCGAGGAGGTCAAACAGGCGTGGTTGGACTACCGCCAAGCCCTTCGAGACCTCCCTGCCAACACAGAGGACCCGGCCGCACCGGTGTGGCCCATCGCCCCCGAATAACTCATTTTCCACCTAAAAATAACCTCATTAAATATTAGATGACTTCGTCTACAGGAACAGTAGTATTTAATGACGCAAAACTCCAAGCGATAGACGTGGTCGCCACGGAACGTCTCGGTGTCGGGACGCTCGATCCCGCGTCCAATTTACACGTCGTGGGTAACGTTCACGTGACAGGGAACGTCAACAAACTTAATTTTACGGATGGGTACACCATCAAGCGAGGTGCGAATGTCACGGTGTTCGGCACGACGGATGTGATCCAGGAAATCACGGGACCTCACGCACGTGACGTTGTGCCTTTGCGGAAGTATCCGCACATCAATTTTACTGGTCATGAGAACGCTTTCACAGTTGGATACCATGCCACTGTACGTAGTGGATACGTAGTGTCTGCTAGTTCGAAGTACGCCGCCTTATCCGCGTCAGACGCATGGCGAGCATTTGATGGAGTCGTTGATCTAACATCCGGTTCGGGTGGACAATCTTGGGATTCACGTCAAAATTCTTACGCAAGTTCGGGGACTGGTAGGGCCTCAACCGGAATAACAACTTTCAATAGCCGTAACGGCGAATGGATAAATGTTAAATTTCCACACAAAGTGTTATTAACAAGTTATCAACACTGGACGCGTATGGACAGGGATCACGAAGGACCTTATTCGGGGTACTTATATGGCTCAAACGATGGATTTAGTACATTTCAAGAAATTCATCGTTTCGCGGCTATAACTTTACCAACAACCAGTGGTGGTGTTCAGTATCTTCACACCGTGAGTTCATCATATACACCCTCTGGTGGGTCAGCGGTTACATTAATCCCTTACAATGAATATAGGCTTCAAGTTACACATACACAGGAGTCGCCTTATCTCAATATCGCTTTATTGGAATTCTACGGACACGAAGAGGTCGGTGCGGGTGACGATTCGGTCGATACGACCGCGAAGAGTGTGTACAACGCCCCCGATCTGACGAGCGCGGCTCTGTACATCGACGCGACCAAACCAGACTCGAATGAGAGCGTCACGGATCAGAGCGGTTCGGGCGTCACCGTCACAGCGGTGGGTGTCACGCACGATTCCACGGAAAACGCGTGGGAATTAACGGGTGCGGCGACCTCGAACATCGTCAGTGGCAATCTGGCGAGTCTCGTCGGTGACCACCCGCACTCCGTCTCGGCGTGGGTCAAAGCGGATGTGCTCAATGGTGACGGTCTCTTCCACGTTGGAACCGCGGAGGGTGAGGGCGACGCCGCGTCGCGCGTCGGGTTCGTCGATGATTCGCACATCTCATATGGCGGTGCAGATCATTTCTTTTCCAATGCGGAATGGCACAACGTGACGTACACGTACAATGGAGAAGGTTCGAACAAAAAGTTGTACTTGGATGGACGTTTGGTCGGAACCGCGAAAAATGAGGACACGTTCGGAGACTACCCGCCGTTCGCGATGAGTACCTACTCGCAGGGTGGGTATGTGGTGAGTACAGGGGACCCAGAGCACGACGGTGGTCAATATATATGGAAAGCGTTTGATGGTGATGTCAGTACTTTTTGGTTTTCTCACCCGGGAAGCGCAGATGCCGATAGTACATACTTAAATGGCGACCCGAGAGGGAACGCTGGACAAAGCATCACGGATTCTAATGGCACCACACACACGGGGAGTTGGGGTAAGATAGAGTTTCCACATAAGTTTGTACTCAATTATTTAGAAGTACAAGGTGGAACTCCAGCAAGTGCTTATTATCCACATAACCCTAATAACTACGTGATTTTAGGAAGTAATGATGACGAAGTCTGGGATCTTCTATCAACAAGGACGGGTGCATCACCTACTAGCGATGGCATGACCACCGGTGGTACACAAATTGACAGACATACTGTAAATGCACAAAAAGCCTACAAATACATTATATTTCTGGTCACACAAATAAACACTCTTGGTGGTGGTCGTGAATTCATCATTGCGGCACTCAGACTCTACGGCCACCGCGAGAACGATCTCGTGCGGTTTCCGGATTCGGTGAACACACTGAAATACCCGCACGTGGCGATGACCGGGCCCGCGCAGCGGGGGTACGTGGCGACGGCAAGTAGTTATAGAACAGTTGGTCCTGGTGATTACAGACCACATAAGGCTTTCAATAAAGTATTTAACGCTGGTTCGAATCAGGGCTGGAACAACCAAAATACACTGACAGAATATAATGGTACTGATTATCTGTATAATGGTTCGATCAATTTGGGGACTGGTGCACAAAATGGAGAGTGGATAAAACTCGAGTTACCACGAAAAATTCTGATGACGTCGATGACACTTTACTCCCGGGACAATGACCCAACGCGTGCACCAGAGGATTTCATAGTTTATGGTTCCAATGATGACTCTAACTGGTCAGAACTCTTATCCGAGGTGGGTGCCACACCTGCAGATACCGGTACTACTTATACAGCCGACACGGCCACCACGTACTACAAATATTTTGCACTTGTTGTGCGTAGGATAACGGGTCAAAATAACTATTTCAGTATCGACAACATTGAATACATTGGTACAGAAGAAGACCTCGACGTGGTCGCCCGCGTCGGTGATGGCTACGACGGAAAGGTCCGAAATTTGCGTGTGTACTCGACCGCTCTGAGCGACGCGCGAGTTCAAGAGATTTTCGACGCGGACAAAGATGAGTTAGGGTTGGCCAAATCATCGGTGAGTGTGTACCGAGGACATTTAGGGGTGGGGACCACCGAACCAAAGGCGGCGCTCACTGTCATGGACGAGGTTGGGGAACTCATTCAATTACCTCCAGGTAACATGACTGCGCACGACCAATATTTCGAAAAGCATGGTGTCTTCAAGGCGCGAACGAGCCCTGGGCATAATACAGGAAGTTACCCACCGTGGGAAGGTTTTAACGATACAATTGGGACTTTGTGGTACACGGGGTACTCGGATAGTTCGGCGTCTTATAACGGTACGAGTGGTGCTTACTCAGGTACCGCGCAATTGGGGTCCACGACAAAACTCGGAGAGTATCTCGTGCTCGAAATGCCATACAAAGTTTTCCCGAAACGCATGGAATATATTAGACAGTCTAGTGGTTCTCATCTTATTACTAACGCCTACGTATACGGCAGAAATGGGAGCAATGGTATCTGGACAGAAATCGGTTCATTTACAGACGGCGGTCCACCGGACGATTGGGTACCCAAAGTCGTTCATCTCAATAACTCCGAGCCATATGACCAACTCGCATTCGTCCCGACGAAAAGATATGCGGCGAGTACGTCGGCCGGTGTCAGTTGTCACCTCGTTCGCTATTTCGGCGCCCGCGAACGGGGCGCGTCGACGCTTCACAATGGCGAGTTGAGTCTCACGCGGAATCTGACCGTGCCGCGCATCGGTCCACCGCTCGACGCCGACGATACGCCCCACCGGGACAGGCTCGTGGTTGAATACAACACCTCGACGAACCCGACGGCGAATGGCACAGTGAAGGATACGTCGGGGAGGGGGTTGGATGGTCTCATTAGAGGTTCAGCGTCCTACGACGCCACGGAGAAGGCATTCGATATTGAGGCGTCGTCAGACATAATCACGACTGGGACGAACATTGGTGGAGTATCCGGCGACTTTTTAGCGTCCCTGTCCGTGTGGATAAAACCAGGGGATGTGACGTCAGCTAGTTCAAGGGTAATTTTCATTCACACGAGTCAGTACGCGATCGGATCATCGTTTGTGTTGTACATGTGGGAAGATGAAATAGTGGCAGGTCACGGTAGCACAAATAATCAATACGTGAATGGAGTAGTGAATGATATAAATAGGTGGTATCACATCGTCGCCATAAAGAAAGGAACCGGTACGGTTTCAAATGATATTTATGAAATTTACATCAATGGAGTAAAACAAACACTCACGACTAGTGCGGGTACCGTCGTGCAGAATGTCGGTGCAGACCAGGCTATCATTGTTGGTAGTGCTCGAGAAGCAGGATTAAATACTGAACAATTTATCGGTAAAATTTCGAATCTTAAATATTACCCCGGAACTACCCTCACCGCTACGGAGGTCAAGCGTCTCTACGATATGGGTCGGTGCGATGAGGGCCACCACGTCGTCAATTTCAGCAAGACGCGGGTCGGCATCGGTTTGGGGGATGGGGAGGCTCCGAGGGCGGCTTTGGATGTGAGGGATTTGTGTGAAATCAAACAACTCGGTGTAGGAATGATTGGGACGGGAATCCACCGTCCATCAATTGCACCTTTATCTGTTTGTAAGGACACCTTTGACGAGTTAGGTGGTGGAATTGAGCTTATGCGTACGAATACACCGGAAGGAAATTCCGGTCTTGGCTTTAACAGAGGTTCGGCTATCTGGCATGCTTACAAGTCGTCGACGAACCGTGAAACATTATATTTTGCTATAGGCGGTGGAAACTATGGAACTTCGTCGTATGACTACAATCGTGTGAGAGGTTACATCGATACGAATAATGGTGGCGGTAATATAACGTTTACAGGGCAACACAGAGCCGTTGTTGAAGGCACACCTCTACATGAGACTGAAAAATATCAGGGACTAATCGTGTCCGCCAAAAATAACAAATATGTGAAACTCAATAATGGTATTGAAACCGGATCAAGTGCGATCACGATTAATGAGTCTGTCCCTCTGGTCAGTCTTTCGAGTGTCGCACAAGATAAATCGTGCTTCGGTGTCATATCAGATTCAGAAGATCCAGACGTTCGAGAAGATAGGATTGGTAATTTTGTCACTACCGGACAGAAAGAAAAGGGTGATCATAGATGGTTTATCAACTCCGTCGGCGAAGGTGCAATCTGGGTGGCCGACATGAACGGCCCCCTCGAATCGGGGGACTACATCACCACCTCAAACATTGCAGGGTACGGGCAAAAGCAGGACGGTGCGGGTCTCATGAACTACACGGCCGCTAAGATCACCATGGACTGTGATTTTGAGCCGGCGACGCAACCCATCCAGTGCATCAAGCAATCGAACGTCGTCGAGACACACTACACGGGTTTGGTGCCGGTCGTGAAGGGTGTGCCACACGAGTTCGTGACGACGACGGTCACCGCAGATGACGAATGGTCCAATGTTTCCGTTTCGCCATCCGACGTGACCTACACGGAGTGGTCCAACCTCGAGGCTAACGTACAAAACACGTACACTTTGACGTACACACAGACGTCCAACGTCGTTTACGACGTCAAGTACACGAAAACCACGACGGCGAATGTCACCGCTGAAGACGCGTGGGACGCGGTACACATCGAACCA